GAAAAAAAAGAGATAGATCTCTTAGTTCAATTACACGCTAAATATTTCAATCACAAGGTTAAATATCCGTGTACTTGTAGTCCCAAGACTTACAACGCCTGGATTAAAGACCTGAATAATATTTGGGAGAATGAAAATTAAAGATATTCATAAGTGGGAAAAGGCAGTAGTTATGGTGCTGAATCTCGATGGCTGGGAGTTATCACATACTGGAGAGGGAATGGAATGGTATGACGCTAAAGGTAAGACTCCAAAAGGATATGATTGCGTAATAGAAATGAAATTTAGAGATAAACATTATGAAGATAAATTAATAGAGAAAGATAAGTTAGAGAGGCTATTAAGCCTTAATGTAGTGGCCTTGTATTTTGTAGCAGATTCTAAAGGTAATTATATGTTTTGGCTTAATGACTTGGAGCTGCCTGAGGTAAAGACTTTATATTGTCCTGAAACTACTATGTGGAATAGCCGTAAAGTCAAAAAAGAATGCTACTTATTAAACGAAAGCAAAGCAGTAGTTATTAACATTAATGAATAAATACCTATCTTTGCAACAATAACATTTAAAACTAGAACAATGAATCCAAAAATTAACACACTCAAAGACCTAGAGTATTTTGCAGCTTTCTCGTATTGTTGTGAGATTGTACAGAAGTGGGAGAAGCTGAAGCCTGACAACGATGAACTTAAAGAGTTATCAACATCATTAAAGAATGTCTTTTTTTATGTAAATACTATCCAGTCAGAAAGGAACTTGTATGATAAGTATATGAGCGACTCTAAGGCTGATAAAAACAGAGCAGTTATGCGAGCTAGAAAATCTGAAGCTGAGGTCGATGAATTAAAGGCAGAAATACAGAGGCTTAAAAACATATCCGGTTTATGAGAAAAAAGAAACTAACACAACAAGAGCGTATTAAAGCATTAGAAAAGCGTCAGATAATACTTTTGAAGCTTGTTAATGATTTGTATGACAAAATTATGGCTAAAGCTCCTGGCCAAACTGAGGAGTTAAATTAACATTTATATTATGAGTAAAACAATTAAATTATTAGACAGAGTCGAGTACAAGAAAGATGAGATTTTATCTAAAATGCAAGATGACGAGTTCTATTATGGAGAGCTTAACAAACTAGCTTTGAGTTCAAGCTCCATTAAAGACCTATTGGATAGTCCTAAGACGTATGCCTTTAGACAAAAGTATTCACAAAAAGAATCTCAGCCTTTAAGAGATGGCTGGTTATTTCACACGGCTATTTTAGAGCCTGATGTTTTTGAGTCACAAATATTCATAGACGTACAAAGTAAGAACACAAAGAAGTTTAAAGAAGCTAAAGAAGAGCACGGCAAGGTTTTTACTATAAAAGAAAAGAATCAAGCAGAGAGGTTAGCTGATGCGTTTCTCAGGACTGAAATGAGTCTAAAGTATTTAGGAGACTCTGAGTTTGAGGTACCTGGTATTGGATTAGTAGACGGATTTCCTTTCAGAGCTAAGGCAGACATCCTGGGTAAAAACAGAATCGTAGATTTAAAGACTACAAATGATATAGGAGGCTTTCATTATAGCTGCAAGAAATATCACTATGACTGCCAGGTTTATATTTACTGCAATATCTTCAATGTACCTTATGAGAACTTTAAGTTCCTGGTTATTGATAAAGGTAATTTAGAAATGGCCTTAGCACATTGTTCTGAAGAGTTTTATTTATCCGGCCAAGCAAAGGTTAGAGAAGCGATTTCTAAGTATAAGGCCTTTTTTCAAGATGGTGCAGATTTAGATAATTATTATAGAGAGTTTACATTATGATAGGAAAAGAAATAGAAATGGCTATCCTCATTAAAGAAATTACTGGGGTAGATGTATTTAAAAACTCACGTCAAAGAGAGTATGTAGAATATAGAGCGTTATATAATTACATATTAAAGAAAGTTATGAACAAGAGCTTAACCTGGATTAGAGATAATTACAGATATTACGGCAAGAATTACGACCACGCTACAGTTATCCATTCGTTAAAGATGTTTGATATCTATAAGCGTTACAACGAGAATTTCTTACCTCTTTTTAATCAACTATGTGCAAACAAGAATAGTGTTTCAGAGAGGATTGCTTTTATAGATACGGCTCTAAAGAATATGTCAGAAGATAATGTAGTTAAGGTATCTGACTTAGTTAATGAATTATTAAACCAAAATGTAAAATATGAAGCAGCAAAGAATATCGAAGTACAAGCTGAGCCAGTTGAAGCCGAATCCTGATAATCCCAGGGTAATTAGAGATAGTAACTTTCAAAAGCTCGTAAAGAGTTTGAGAGATTTTCCTGAAATGTTAGAATTAAGAGAAGTAGTAATAGATGAGGATGGGTTTATTCTGGGGGGTAATCAAAGATATTTAGCATTAAAGGAGCTTAGAGTTAAAGAGGTACCGGTAATTCAAGTTACCGGCCTTTCAGCTGAGCGTAAAAAAGAGTTCGTAGTTAAAGACAATGTTAATTACGGAGTATGGGATTGGGACATCCTGGGTAACGATTATGATCCTGGAGAACTTAAAGAGTTTGGATTAAACGTATGGCAGCCACAAGAAGCTATTGATGATGATATGGATTATGACTTTGAAGACGAGAATCCTAAAAATGATATGGCTGATATAGATGGCTCTGAAAACGTAAGTGAGAAGCCTCCAGTTTATGTAGTAGAGTTTGATATAAACGACTATCCGGCTGCTTATCAATTAGCAAAAGACGTCACAGACCTGGGTGGCTCGGTAGGAGATATTTTAGTTAAAGTTTTAAAAGATAATTATGAAGATTAAAGTAAGCCAATTAAACACCTATGAGAATAATCCACGTATCATAGACACGCATAAGTACGAAGCCTTAAAGAAGTCCCTGACTGATTTTCCTGATATGATGAATGTAAGGCCGATAATTATTGATGAGAACAATACTATCCTGGCTGGTAATATGAGATATAGAGCCTGGGTAGAGCTTGGTAATAAAGATGTTGAGGTAAAGCAAGTAACAAATTTTACTGATAAGCAAAAGCAAGAATTAGTTATCAAAGACAATATTAGTTTTGGCGAATGGGATGAAGAAGTTATCCAGGATAAATTTCCACAATTTAATGACTGGTTTGGAAAGACAACTATAGACTATTCGATTTTAGACTATGAAGACTTAGAAGACGAGATTGATAATTACGAGTCAAACGTAAAGAAAGCGATGCATATTAAAGTAGATATGCTAAAAGATGATGCTCTAAGGTATAATAAGCACTTTAGAGAGCGAAACATATACGTAGGAGGTCTATTGTTAGAAGAATTAAGAAACGTCAAGAAAGGTTATGAAAAGGATTAATTTAAATAAGGTTGAACACTCGGTAAAGGTCGGAGATGTTTGTGAATACATAGAGCCTAATGTTACTGAGGATTCACTTTTTTATGATAATGACGAGCTTATAGGCTTCTATATTAGAGATGTTAATAAGTATTCTGAAAGGCTGGGCAGCTTCATCAACCTGGCCGATTCAGAGCTTAGGTCAAAACGAGTTCCTAAAGCAACTATGAAGCGAAGCTCAGGCGTACTACAGTTTAGCACAATCTTAGGAGCAGTACCACCAAGGCCTCATATGAGAAGACCTTACTCTACTATTAGCTCAGTACATTCAGTTAAATCTGCAAAGAACTTTGTAAAGGCTATGAGCCTGGCTGCAAAAGAATCTGAGTTACTAATTAAGCAGCTGGCACCTAACATCTACGAAAAGCAATTAGAGTTATTTAAAGGCATAGATGATAAATGGAAGTTTGGTAATATGTTTACAAGCTCTATTTCTAATTACAACATAGCAGCTCCTTATCATAGAGATACTGCAAACCTGGTCGGAGCAGTAAATGTGATTATCTGCAAGCGTCAAAATAGCAAAGGGGGTTGTACTACTATTCCTGATTATGGTGCCACTATAGATAGCTGCGATAATTCGATGTTAGTATATCCGGCCTGGCGTAATGTACACGGAGTTACTCCTATCGTACCTTTAGCTGACGAGGGTTATCGTAATACTTTAGTGTTTTATCCTCTTAAAGCATTTTTAAATGAATAGCATATTTCCACAATATAGTTTTGATAGATCTCAGATACGCTGGTCGGATTACCTAAAAGACCTCACACCAGTAGAAGAGTACGGAGGGGTAAAATTTAAGCGTGAAGACAAGTTTGCACCATTAGGCTTCAACGGAGTAAACGGCTCTAAGATGAGGCAATGTTTATGGCTCGTAGATGAATGGGTTAAAACAAAAAATATTACCGGTATAGTTTCAGGCTCAGTAGTAGGTAGTCCACAACATCCTTTCATATCCTCAATATGTAAGCATTATGACCTGGGGTGTTTAATAGTAACCGGTAGCAAGCATTATATGAAGCATACTAATATGATACTAGCACATCGTATGGGAGCTCAGTTCAAAGTAGAAAAGATTGGTTATGCTAGAGCTTTGCAATCAAAGGCCTTTCAGTTAGCCAAGAAGCTGCCAGGACACGAAGTATTAGAAACTAATATTACCGTAGACGAGAGATTAAATCCACCTGAGCGAATAGAGGCTTTTCATAAGATAGGAAGTTATCAGGTAGCCAACATTCCTGATGATATTGAAACAATGATTATTCCGTGTGGCTCTTGTAATTCAGTGGTTAGCATTCTGTATGGTATATCTCAGAATCCACCTCGTAATTTAAAGAGAATATTACTTATGGGAATCGGTAATAATGGCTCATACAATTTAAAATACATACCTCAGCGTTTGAAAATCATTAGCAAAGTTATTGGCAAAAATCTTAATTCAGCATTCAAATATACAATGTTCAATGACAAAAATACTGGCATACATTTAATTCATCACGACATAAATGGAACTGGATTTTGCACGTACGGTGATTGGATGCCTTTCAATTTTGGTGGCATAGATTTGCACCCAAGGTATGAGGGTAAAATATGGAACTGGATGAAACAGAATCCTGAAACATTTGACAAATATTTAAACAAAAATACACTCTTTTGGGTGGTCGGAAATGAGCCAAGGGAGGTTTTTCCAGTAGTTAATTGAAGCCACTTTTAAGACGTTTTAAGAGCTTTTCACACCTTTGGGACATACTGCTATTGAAATCTTACGAAAATAAAAAATCTACTGCTGACGATACATAGAGAGCTGAAAAATAAAATATAGAAAATGATTGAAAATAAGAGATATTGTGACATAAATGGTATATCAGAGCAGTCTGATTTAGTGCCTGGTCTTGACTTTAGATTGCCTCAATATAGGCGTGAAGTTTTTTTAAGATTCTATGAATTTCATTTGAAATATCAGGGACACGCTGGAGCAGTTTATTATGCAATACCACATATTTTTAAAGAGTTAGATTTAGATCTCGAGGAGCAGCTTTGGTTTACATTCATTAACGGATGCTCACAGAATGTACTTACCACATATTTGATATTTGAAAAGTTTCCAAGCCTCAAAAATTTAGACATCAAAGAGTTTAGCTCCTGGTATCGCACGCATTACCTCAAGCTGGGTTGGGACACAGACAGACGATACATAAAAAACATATTTGAAGACTGCATCATAAAGTACAAAGAAGTGTTAAGAGGCCGGTCACAAGAAGACCTATTCAAAGAGCTTTGCAGCACCGATGATAAGTATGAGAACTTTAGACGCACCTGGGACTTTGTTATCAACAATTTTTACACCTTTGGACGCCTGGCTACATTCAGTTATTTAGAGTATCTTAAAATAGCTGGCCTCCATTTAGATTGTGATACGTTATTTCTAAGTAACATATCAGGAAGTAAGTCGCATAGGAATGGTCTTTGTAAAGTGTTAGGCCGTGATGATTTAGACTGGTGGAAGAATGAAGTACATTATGCAGATGATACAATAACCTGGCTTCAGTCAGAGGGGGTCAAGCTGCTGGCAGAGGCAGAGGCAAGATTTCCACATAAAGACTTAAGTTATTTCACATTGGAAACCACTCTATGTTGTTATAAGTCCTGGCATAGGCCTAACAGACGTTATCCTAATGTTTACAACGATATGTTTCACGATAGAATAAGATACGCAGAAAAGCAATGGCAAAGTAAAAACAAGTTTAAGATATTTTGGGATAGCCGTGAAGACGTCTTACCGAGTTATCTTAGGTTAGAAAGTACACCGGCAGACCCTGGCTTTGGCAAGATAAAGCAAAACCATTACAGAACGACCGGTCAAGTTATTATGATGGATAGGGAATGGGATGACTTTACAAACGATTTAAATGATTACATTAGACAACGATGAACATACTATTAATAGGAGCTTGTGGAGTCGGTAAGACCTGGGTAATGAAGCAGCTCTTAGCAGACCATAAATTACGGCCAGGCAAGATTGGAAAGTTTAAATTTCATTATAACGATGATATAGCTATTATAGGAGTCTATGACGGCTCTACTTTTGAAGGTAGTGATAGACTTAGTATGAGTGTGGTAACAGATTTAGATAAGTTCCTGGCCTGGTCTAAACACAAGACGGTTATCTGTGAGGGAGATAGGTTTACTAATAGCACATTCATTATAAAGGCTAAGCCGGTTATATTTAAAATTAGTGGAGACGGAAAAGCTGGGCGTAAAATAAGAGGCTCTAAGCAAACCGAAAGACATATCAAGTCCATTGGGACAAGAGTTAATAATATTAAAGAAGACGTATTAGCAAGTGGCTCAGACGAGGCATATCAGTTAATTAAAACATTTATAGAAGATGACAAATAGTGACACCTTAAAAAAGAATATGCTCGAAGCTTTAGAGAAAACGCTTTGCATAGTTTCAACGGCTTGTAAAATGGTAGGTATTAGTCGTAATACACATTATCGCTGGTTAAAAGAAGACAATGATTATGCTCAAGAGGTTTCAGACCTTGAGAACGTCATTCTTGATTTTGCAGAATCTCATCTACATTTACAGATTAAAGAGGGTAGCGTGCCGGCTACTATATTTCTGTTGAAGACAAGAGGAAAGAAAAGAGGTTATGTAGAACGCCAGGAGATAACCGGTGCAGACGGAGAGCAAACATCATTCGAGGTAAACATAATTACGAATGGCAAAAAAGAAGATTGATACCAATGTTATATTTGACCACTTAGAAAGCTCTCAAAAGAAGATAGTAGTAGAGCAAGGTGGTACTAGGTCAGGCAAGACGTATAACATATTGTTATGGATTATATTCTCTTACTGCAATAGACATAACGGAAAGGTGATTACAATCACTAGAAAGACATTTCCAAGTACAAGAGCGACTGTGATGCGTGACTTCATCGACATTCTTAAAATCTATGAAATCTATAACGACTCTAATCATAATAAGTCAAGCTCTGAGTATAAGCTATTCGGTAACCTGGTTGAATTTATATCCCTAGACCAGCCTCAGAAAGTAAGAGGCCGGAAGAGAGATTTGTTGTTTATTAATGAGGCTAATGAATTATTCTTTGAGGATTGGCAGCAGCTGGTCTTTAGAACACAAGACAAGATTATATTAGACTACAATCCATCAGACGAGTTTCATTGGATTTATGATCGTGTAATTACAAGAGAAGATACTGAGTTTTATCAGACCACATACTTAGATAATCCGTTTCTAAACGAAACAATCATATCTGAGATTGAAAGGCTGCGAGATACTGATGAACAATATTGGCAAATATACGGCCTGGGAGAGAGGGGAGCTTCACGCTCAACTATATTCAAGTATCAAGAATGTTTAAGAGTTCCTGAAAACGCTTCATTTGTAGCCTATGGTATGGATTACGGCTACTCTAATGACCCTACGGCAATCGTATCAGTATGGAAAGACGAGGTAAACCTTTATATCCAAGAGCATCTTTATAGAACACATATGACTGCATCTGATATTAGTAAAGTCCTGGGAGAAATAGGCGTTAATAGATCCCTGGTTTATGCAGACTCAGCTGAGCCTAGATTAAATGATGAGCTTAGACGTATGGGTTGGAACATAAGGCCGTCTGTTAAGGGTAAGGATAGCATAAACGCTGGTATTGATTTACTTAAACGATACACATTAAACCTGGTGCCGGTTTCAGATAACCTGGTTAGAGAGTTCCGGTCTTACAAGTGGAAAGAAGACAAGAGTGGAAAGCTAACTAATCAGCCAGAAGACAAGAATAATCATCTTATAGATGGATTACGCTACGCTACTTATTCTATTCTTAGTAGACCTAACTTTGGTAAGTATGCAATCAAGTAAGACAGAGGAAGAAATGGCACAAGTAGTCAGTAATTTTATATTCCATTGTAGGGGTGTAAGGATAAGCGTTTCTAGGCCTCAGAATCCACACCAGCACTTGTTATTAGTCAAGGCCTATGAACACGCTATGAAGCACGCTAAATAAGTTATTAAATTTTGTTGGTAACTTTTTTTTCTTATCTTTGCTTTGTCTAACATTAAAAAAACGAACATTATGACACCTGAATTATTCTCTAATTTTCTACAAGAAAACAACATCAAATTTACTAAACCTCAGCAAGAGATTGTTGATAAATTGCTACTAGGCTGGAAGCTTACCGTAGTGAACACACACTATGCGAATGGTGGTGATTTTATGTGGCTCCAGTACCCTGGTGCAGAGCCGTCATACGCTGGCCGTGTTTACAAGGCTTTTTTTAACATTGGTTACACCATACAGAAGCAGACTGGTATCAAATTCGATATGTCTATTTTCCGTCAAAAATACGAGGCGTAATGATACACAGAATCCTACCAACCGGTCTGCACGCTTTAGAAGTGAGAGGCCGGATTTACGTTTACACAGAGAAAGAATACCAGCACTTAACCTGGTGGAATCTTATTAAAATCAAATATAACTTTTAACATTATGAAAACAGAATCATTAAAATCGAATTTAGCAAAAGCTTACGAGAAAAAAAATGCTTTGAAATTAAACCTAACCGCAGAGCAGTTTACCGCATTGAGTGATATTATGTGTGAGCTAGCTACTAATCAATATGAGAAAGGCTTAAACGAGGGTTTTAGAATATCAGAGAAATATAGTTAATAACATTTAAACGAACAATTATGAGTAATATGAGTTATTGCCGTTTCCACAACACGGCACAAGATTTAGACGAGTGTCTAGAAGTAATAGAGAATGAAATTTTTAACGGAGAGCCTCTTGGCAGCCGTATGGAGCTGGAAGGATTACAACGCATCCTTGACATAGCAGAGGAGATAGAGCGTTACAGAGAAGACCTTGAGGATTATATTCACGAATCAATAAGCACTAGAAGTTATGAAAACAGAGATTAGATACAGAGTAATGTGGGTGAATGCCTACAGACAAGGTGAGGTAAACGAAGATGGATTTTACACAAGGTGTGATGCAGAGCAATATATGGATGAATTAAAAGACTCTTTTAGAGATGAGGATTACTACGTAGAGGAATATTCAAAGGTTATTAGAAAGCCTTATGCATACCCTAATTCAGTAGACGGCTGGAATGATTTATATCCGTTAAACGAATTCGATAATTATTAATACTAAATTTTATATTATGAAAGAAGCATTTATTTTAAAGACAATTAGCCTATACGCAACGCCTGGTGTTGTACATATTGAAACTATAGGTTATTCCGAAGACGAAGCTATGAGGATAGAGTTTGACGCTAGAGCTTTATTAGAAGACATACCTAGTTTATACTCTACTTGTAAGCGAGCTATCGAGAAAGGCGATGAATATACTAAGAACAATATGGTTAATTTTAGAAAAGAGTTAGCAGAAGACTGGAAAGGAAAGGCCGGCCGAAAGCCGAGAGAGTAATTTTAAAGCATTCTGAGAGTGTTTAAGATAGGTGTCTAACAAGATGCCTATTTTTTTTTGTTCCATTTGTAAAATAGCCATTTCTGAGCGTTATATGTTAAATCATTAATATGGAGTTCAAAGTAAACGTACCGAACAATTTATCTGAAATTACATTAGCTCAATATATGAAGTATGAAAACCTGGTAAACGTAAATAAAGATGACGTTAATTCAGAGTCTTTCATATCACTAAAGATGTTAGAGATATTCTGTAATGTACCTTACGACCAGGCGATAGCTCTTAAAATAAAAGACGTTACGCATATCGTAAACATTATATCAGATACCATTAATTCTAAACCTGAGTTAGTAGAGAGATTTAGTATGGGTGGAGTAGAGTTTGGTTTTATTCCTAAGATTGAAGATATGAGCTTTGGAGAGTATATTGACCTGGATATGTTTATGGGCGACTGGACTAATATGCATAAAGCTATGGCCGTATTATACAGACCAATAGAGCAGCAGCTGGGTGGTAAATATAGAATTAAGAGTTATGATCCTGGGCAGTATGATGAGCTTATGATGAATATGCCTATGGATGCAGTAGTGAGTAGCCTGGTTTTTTTTTATCGTTTAGGGATAGAATTATCTCAAGGTATAGTGAATTATTTGGAGAATCAGGAGAAAACAGCTATTCAAGATTTCAATCGTTCGCATCTAAATGGGGTTGGTATCAGTCGATTTACGCACTCGCTAAAGGAGATGTTAGACGATTTGATGATATTACCAAACTGGGAGTAAACGCTTGCTTAACTATGCTAAGTTTTGAACAAGAGAAAGCTAAGCTAGAAAGCGACAATATAAAAAGTAAATTTAAGAAATGAGTATAGCTGGACCACAAGCGTTCTACAAGACGTTAGACAAGATTAAAAATGAGTTATTATTAGACCCTAATGTGAATACGGTTACATCAGGAGATTTGACAGAGATAGACCTGAACAAGATTACCATATTTCCTTTATCACATCTGATAGTTAATAGTGCTACACTTCAAGGTAATGTTATTGTATTTAATATTTCTATCCTGGCTATGGATGTTGTATGGCAAAGTAAAGACCAAATAAACGAAGCTCTTAACTTAGACGAAACATTCAACGGAGTAGATAATGAACACGATGTAATGAACACGCAGCTGGCAGTCCTCAATAAGCTAAATGAGGTACTCAGAAGAGGTACTTTGAATACAGACTTATTTCAGTTAGATGGTGTACCGGCTTGTGAGCCGTTTTATGATAGGTTTGAAAACAAAATAGCTGGCTGGACATACACGGCTAATATTATGGTTGCAAATGATTTCAGTAAATGTTAGAAGAGTTCTCAAACTTAAAAGCATCACTAGAGGAGTTTAGAGACCTCGTAATAGCAGATGCGAAAGAAAACCTAGCTAGGCCACAAGGCAAGTATAATCAGTCAATAGACGCCTCCGGAAAGCTTAGCAAGAGTATTAAAGGGGAGCCGGTTGTAATATATCCGTCAGGAGCCTTAGAGTTTGTGATTAAAATGGAACACTACGGAGCCTTTATAGACCAAGGGGTTTCAGGTGTTGAAAAGAAATATGACACTCCATATTCATATAAGAGTAAAGGAGGCAAGAACGGATTAAAAGGAATGCCACCACCAAGTAAGATGGATAAGTGGATAGTAAGAAGAAAGATAGCTATTAGAGATGATAAGGGTAAGTTTCTACCACGTAAGAGCATTCAGTTTGCAATAGCAGTAGGGGTGTTTAAAAGAGGTATTAAGCCTAGCTTATTTTTTACTAAGCCATTCCAAAAGCATTATGAAATGTTACCTGAAATATTAGCCAAGTCATATGGCCTGGATGCAGCTCAGCTGGTACGCCTGGTCTTTATGAATAATAAAAAGAAAAAATGAGTCAAATAATTAACACAAGAAGTCCTTTTTTTGTAAGGGATGCAAGCGTAAATATAGCCTATGCTACTGTAGATATTGAAATATATTCAGGTAATAGAGATACTGATTATACTGGTACACCTCAATACTCTTTAAGAAAGCAAATATTACCAGGTGCTATTGGAATAAATTTTGAAATATCAGAACTAATTAGAGATTATTTAGATGTACCTTTTTTTGGTTTTTATTTTGCTGCTGATGAATATTATACTTGTAAATGGGTGCGAATTGTAAAGACATCTTTTGATTCAAACGGAGGTCAATTATTTCAATCAACATTAACTTACTTAGCATTAGATGGTTATTCTTATTTTGAAGAAGGTAGTTACTATTCCTATACTGGAAAGAATCTTCTAATGAGTAATAAAGAGGTTTTTGCGTTAGATGATAATGTTTACAGAATACCAGTCTACATTGGAGAAGATATTAGTATCGCTTTTTTAAGAGATGGAGAGGTTGTTGGTAGTTATGTTAATACTGATAATTCATTAGACACCACAGAACAAGTAGCACATATTAGCATAAACGGAAAGAGTGAAAGAGATTCGTTTAAGTCAAGAGTAGCTGGTAATTATCTAGGTGTATTTGAAGATAATAAATGTATCTCGCAATATCTAAATACTCTGAGTATTGGTAAAGTAGATGCTATACATATTGGGAATACTGATGGAACACTTGATATCATTAATGTAAAAACTATTGATGAGTGTAAATACGAGCCAAAGAAAATAACCTTTGTTAATAAGTTTGGTGTATTACAAGATATGTATTTCTTCAAAAAGAAAGTTGAGCAAATGACTACTAAAAGAGAAAGCTATAAAGCTAATGTTTTAACTTACACTAATACATACGATACGAGTGTACACACGAAAAGAGATTTTAACATTACTGCAAACGAGTCAATGACTTTGAGTAGTGGCTTTTTAAGTGAATCTTACAACGAAGTATTTAAGCAATTAATGTTATCTGAAAAAATATGGATAACAAACTTAACAAATACAGACGAACAAGTATTACCGATTAATATAAAGACTAGCGATATAACTTATAAGACTAGCTTAAACGATAAGTTAGTTGAGTACACGATAGAGTTTGAAAATTCTTACAATGTTTTAAATGACATAAGATAAATGCAAAAAATACAACTATACATAGAGGGTCAAAGAGTAGATTTATTTGAGGACGAAAGTGTTGTATTAACGCAGTCTATTCAGAACGTGAAAGACATCAGTAAAATATTTACTGAATTTACAAGGACATTTTCAATCCCAGCTTCTAAACCAAATAACAAAATCTTTAAACACTATTATGATTTTAGCATTGGAGATGGTTATGATGCAAGAAGTAAAAAACAAGCAACACTAGAATTAAACAATCTTTCTTTCAAAGAGGGGTTAATAAAGCTAAATGGTGTTAAGTTAAAGAATAACGTACCTCATACATACAATATTACTTTTTTTGGAAACACTATAAACTTAAAGGATATTCTTGCTGATAGTCAGTTATCATCTTTACAAAAATTAAACGACTATAATCAAATTTATAATTTTAGTAATGTTACAAGTGCAATGCAAATCGCTGCAGAAAATGGTAATATTATAGTTCCTTTAATCACACATACAGAAAGATTAATCTACGATAGTGGAAGCCATAGTGTTTTTCCTCCTAGTCCAGATTTAGGTATAAGAAATTTATTTCCTCACACTAATGTAAACTCTAATGGTGTTGAATGGAATCAGTTTAAGTATGCGATTAAGGTGCAAGCTATCATAGATGCTATACAATCAGAGTCTTTTCTTGGTGGTCAAACATTAACCTTTTCTGATGACTTTTTTAATGATGATACAAATGAAGAATTTGATAATTTGTTTTTATGGTTACATAGAAAGAAAGGTCACGTAGATGCACCGGCTCAAGTGTTGCAAAACTTTACACAAGTAACAGAGCTGGGGACAACAGTTTGCGTACCAACTACTAATTGTCAGCCATCAACATCTAATGTGTTAAATGGGGTATTAGCACTAACGGCTCAATCTCCATATAGCATATCTTTTTTAAACTTAAATGTAACGCCTCCAAATACGACAGATGCTTATACGATTAAAGTTATCAGAGATGGCTCAACTATAGTCGGAGAAACTACTGGTACCGGAGCTAAGCAATTAATAATAGTACCTTTCAATAATAGTACATACACAATACAGATTGCATCAGCAACAAATATGACGTTTGCAGCTGGTAGTATTCAATGGACTGTATCTTGGACACAAGGAGGTTTAGGCTTTGGACAGAATGGTCAAATGGTTTATTCAAATACATTTCCATTTACTACAACTTCATTTACTGAATTTAATATCCAAGAGCAGATGCCTAAAATGACTATTATAGAGTTCTTAACTGGTCTTTTCAAGATGTTCAATTTAACGGCCTATGTAGATAATGATGGCGTTATTGTCGTAAAAACTTTAGATAGTTATTATGCATCCGGCTCTTCAGTACCGGTTGATATAAGCAACTACATAGATACAGAACAATCGAGCGTTGATATAGCACTACCTTTTAAGAAAGTTGATTTTACATACAAAGGATTAGGCACCTTTTTAGCTAAACAATTTCAACAATTAAATAATAAAAGATGGGGGTCTTTATCTTATAGTTTGAACTCAGATATATTTGATGCTCCTACTAAATCTTACGACTTAGAATTACCTTTTGAGCATATGCAATATGAAAGGCTTTATGACGTACAAGGAGGAGCCTCTACGGATGTTCAATGGGGTTATTTTGTAGACGATAATCAAGAGCCTTATTACGGATCTCCATTATTATTTTACCCTATAAGACTATCAAACGAAACAAGTATAAGAATAAGAGATACAGAAACAAGTAATGTTGAAGATATTAACGAATACTATATTCCATCTAATGCCTTAGCTTTAACATCAACTGCAAGTAAATCTAATATACATTTTGGTAATGAGATAAACGAGTATCAAGCAAACGAGCCGGTAGTAGACCCACTTGCTTTTACAGATAGTTTATTTGAAACTAATTACAAGACTTATATTCAAGATGTTTTTAATGCCAGGAGAAGAATCACAAAAGTAAGTGCTTATTTACCATTCGGTCTTTACTATAATTTGAAGCTAAATGATTTAGTAAAATTTAATAATAATGCTTATAAGATAAATTCATTAACAACTAACTTGAAGACTGGAAAATCTGAATTTGAATTACTCAATGACGTTACCTCGATATTAACATCTAGTGGTAATAATCCAACACAAGTTACTGGATTAGTTGCATCAAATATAACAAGTACAGGGTTTACTATTACTTGGAATCCAAGCACATCTCCAGATAATATTACAATGTCTTATTATGTTGTTTATGCAAATGGTGTAGCAGTTGGTGGGTCAATGGCACAACCTTTACAAACAACTTATTCAGATGATATAACTGGATTAAATTCAGCAACATCATATTCAATAACAGTAGTTGCATTTGATATTTTATTAAATGAATCAGCACCATCAGGTGCATTAGTAGTAACTACTTTGAGCGGACCTACACCTTAAAATTATGATAAAACAAATATTAGATATGCTCCAGTATGTAAACGAGGGCAAATACGTTGAGATTGCTAAAGGAAAAAATAAGCTACCTACAAACTGGAAAGAGTTTAGCTGGCAGTTAAAAAATATAAAGAATGGTACAAGAAACGATTAAGATACAAGCTGACGTAAAAGACGCAGTAAAGAAGATTGCTGAGCTAACTAAAGCCGTTGAGAAGCTGGGTAATGAAAACGCTGAGCAACAAAAAGAACTTACCAAGGCTTTACAAGATAATGCTAATGCTGGAAAGAAACAAGTAGGAGTACTTAAAAAAGTAAAGGGAGCCGTAGCTAAACTAGGTAAAGGTTTTAAAGGTTTAGGCCTGGTGTTCAAAGGCCTTGGATTTGGTATTCTTATCAAGCTAGCTGGCGACCTGGTTGAAAAGTTTAAAGAGAATCAGATTATGACTGATGCTTTAGCTCAGGTTTCTGAGACTTTGAGTATCGTTTTGAATCAGATTGTAGATGTATTTAAACCAATTATAGAAAGAGTATCTGAAGCTACCGGAGGCTTTGATGCGTTAGGTAAAGTACTAGGAGGAGCTTTGAGTATTGCAGTTAATATAATTGTAGGAGCTATTCAAGGTATAGTGCTGGGTGTTCAAAAGGCACAATTAGCCTGGGAAGAATCATTTTTAGGTGACGGTGATCCTGAAGAAATTAAAAGACTAAACGAGGCTATAGATGATACGTCAGAAAAGTTAGCTCAGACTGGCGAAAGGATAAAAAATGCTGGTAAGCAGATAGGAGATAATTTTGTTGAGGCAGTAGGAGAAGTAGGTACCCTAGCACAAGGTATAGCAGAGGGTGTTGCAGTCGCAGTAGAAACTATAGACGTAAAGTCAGCATCATCTCAAGCTAAACGCCTGGTAGAATCTAAAAAGAATTTTGAGCTACTGGCTTTGCAGCAACAACGCCTTGTTGAGAAGTATGATTTACAAGCTGAGCAGCAACGTCAAATAAGAGACGATGAAACACTTTCTATTGCAGACAGAATAAAGGCTAACGAAGAGTTGGGAAAGGTTATAGAAGACCAAACTGAGGCAGAAAAGAATACTATTCAGCAGCGTATTAACGCCATACAAACAGAGATTGATTTAAAGGGCGAATCAATAGAGCGTACAAACGAGCTTTATGACTTAAATACTGAGCTATTAGCAATAGACGCTAAGGTTGCTGGTTTTAAGTCTGAGCAGCTGATTAATGAGATAGGATTAAAGAAAGAATTAATAGACCTAGACAAGACTAAAGCAGAAAGCCTGAATGAGCTAGCTATTAATGAGGCTAATTTTATGGCAGAGCAAGGCAATAATGAGCTGGCTAAAGTTCAAGCTAAAAGAGATGCATTTGAATTAGAGAAAGAATTAGAATTAGAAAGGTTACAATTTAATATTGATAACACACAAAAAGGCACTCAAGCTCGTATTGATGCTGAAACTGAATTAGCAACTAAGCAGCAAGAATTTGGTCATCAAAAAATAGAGTTAGATAAGCTTGAAGCTGAAACCAAAAAAGCTTTGGTACAACAAGGTCTTGATGCAGTTATCCAGGCAGCCGGTGCTGAAAGTGGAGTAGGTAAAGCATTATTTGTAGCAAAACAAGCTCTTGCACTAAAAGAGTTAATTATGAATGCTAAATCTACTTTAAGTAAAGCTACGATGAATGCAGCAGAAAGTGGTACAGATATAGCTAAAGGAACTGGTAAAGCAGCAGCATCAGCTCCACCACCATTTAACTTAATCCCTATTGCAATATTCGCAGCTCAGGCCGTTGGTATTATAGCTAGTATAAGGTCAGCTATGTCTAAAACAAAGGCAGCAACATCTAAGTTTGGAGCTGGAGGAGGAGGAGGAGGCGTGCCGTCAGCACCATCTCCGGTAGCTGCTACACCACCAGCTTTCAATATTGTTGGGTCAAGTGGCTCTAATCAATTAGCAGATGCTATTGGTGGACAAACTCAGCAGCCTATACAAGCGTTTGTAGTGTCTAACGATGTTACTACGGCTCAATCAATGGAAAGAAATATTGTAGAAAACGCAACATTATAAACTAAAATCGTTATATAAATATGAAAATTATAGAATTAGTTATTGACGAGCTTCAAGAAGATGGAGTGGAAGCTATATCGGTAGTAGAATCTCCAGCCATAGAAGAGAATTTTGTGGCTCTTAAATCTAAATCAGTCGAGGTTAAGTTTGAAAAGATTGACGGAGAAAAGAAAATACTTATGGGACCAATACTGATCCCTAATAAACCAATTTTTAGACTAAATGGAGAAGACGAGTATTACATATATTTTAGCCGTGATACTGTGAAGAAAGCTTCAGAGCTTTACCTACAAGCCGGCAATCAATCTCAGAGTACTTTAGAGCACGAAATGAAAATACAAGGTCTTACCCTGGTGGAATCCTGGATAGTCGAAGACAAGGCTAATGATAAGTCTAATGTGTATAATATGGATGTACCGGTCGGTACCTGGATGGGTGCAGTAAAGGTAAACAACGATGAAATATGGAATGACTATGTAAAGACTGGTAAGGTAAAAGGCTTTTCAATAGAGGGGTACTTTGCAGATAAGGCCGAAAGACCTAAAGAGCCTCTACCGGAATCATTATCTAGTATAGAAGATGAAGAAGCTGATGCTATCGTAGAAAAATTAAAGACGTATTTTAAAGAGTCTGAGGAAACGAACTTAGAATCATTTAATGACTATCCACAGAGTGTAAAGAACAACGCTAAAAGAGGTAGAGAATTAAACGAGAAGGTAAATAACAAGTGTGCAACACAAGTTGGAAAGGTAAGAGGAGCCACTTTAGAGAAAGGTGGTAACCTAGAAGCTGATACTATTATGCGTATGTACTCATACCTGAGTAGAGCTGAGGAAGACTATGACGAGAACGATTCAAAAGCGTGTGGTACTATCTCTTATTTACTATGGGGTGGCCTGGCTGGTAAACGCTGGGCAGAAAGCAAGCTAAAAGAACTAGGTAAGTTAGACTTAGATATGGATGATGCGTGTTGGAAAGGTTATGAGGCAATCGGTTTTAAAATGAAAAATGGAAAAAAGGTACCTAACTGCGTGCCGATAAAAAGAAAGTAATATGAATGATGACAAAAACTATACAATAGGATATGCTATTCCTAACGGAGGTCGTAGAGGATGTTTGTGTAAAGATAAAGATACATACTCTAGAGATTGTTGTGAGGGATATTTTATAAATCAAGGAATAGGAAACATTAATCGTAGTTCTTAAACGCAAATAATAATTAATTAATCGTTATATATAAAGTTATGAGTAAAATTAACACAATCCTGGGCAAGATAAAAAAGGCCAAAGAAACTAGATTAGAATTAAAGTCTGATTCTAATAAAGTTGAGTTAGGTATTAAAGAAGCTATTGCAGAATTAAGGTCTGAGGTAGATTTTATTAGAGGAGAAGAGCAAGATTTAGTTAAGCAAGCATCTAAAGCAAAATCACAAATTTTAAAAATCGCAGCAAGTTTTATGGACTCTGCACAAACATCAATGCAAGCAGCACAAGGCTCGGCTAATTTTGTAGAAAATGAGCTTAAAGGTTTTGGAGCTAATGATATTATAAGTGATGTTAATAAAGCTTATGATAGTTTTGAAACAGAATATATGGGTTTTGTAAGAGCTATGCAAGGTGTTGAAGACGAAGCAAAACAATTATAGAATATGAGAAAATCAAACCAAGTTTTAAGTAAAGTTAGAGAAGCATTGGGAATCCAAGTAGCTCTAGAACAACGTAAGTTAGAGAACGGCACAATAATCGAAGCTGAGAAGTTCGAGTCAGAAGAGCCAGTATTCATCGTTACAGAAGACGAGAAAGTTGCTCTACCGGTAGGAGAATACCAAATGGAAGACGGAATGACTTTAGCAATAGCTGAAGAGGGTATCATATCTGATATGGTAGAAAAGGTTGCAGAGAAAGTAGCTGATGAAGAAACTGAAGAAGTTGAGGCAGAAGCAGAATCAAGAGAGCCAAAGAAAGTGGTAGAAAGTACTGTTAAAGAATCTCATTTTGCAGAAGAAGAAAAGCAAAAAGAGAAAGAAGAAATGGGTTACGCTACTAAAGAAGAGTTAGGTAAGGCCGTAGAAGAAATCAAAGCTATGATAGACGAAGTTAAAGCTCAATATGTTAAGAGTGGAGAGGATAAAGAAGAAGAGGCAGCTGAGTTAAAAGAAGAGTTATCTAAAGCAGCAGTTAAGCCTTTACGTCATAATCCTGAAGCAGCTAATCAAAAAAGAGATTTAGTTCAGTTTGGAGCTAATGGAAAAAACACAATTTTAAATAGAATTTTAACAAAAATAAATCAATAATTTTTTTAATTAATCAAAGATGGCAAATAGTTTAAACACACCAATCACAACAACATATGCTGGCGAATTTGCTGGAAAGTATATCGCAGCAGCATTGTTATCAGGAGATACCCTAGATAAAGGTGGTATCACTATCAAACCGAATGTAAAATACAAAGAGGTAATCAAGAAGTTAGATACCGGCTCAATAGTTAAAGCTGCGACTTGTGACTTTACTACTACTGACGATGTAATTACTTTATCTGAGCGTATTCTTGCACCAAGTGAGTTTGACGTAAATTTACAATTATGTAAGCAAGACTTTAGATCTGACTGGGAAGCAGTTGATATGGGTTTTTCAGCTTATGATAACTTACCTCCTGAATTTTCTAATTTCTTAATCGCACACGTTGGAGAGAAAGTGTCTGAGCACATTGAAAACCAAGTATGGAAAGGAACTGGAGCAGCAAACGGAATATCAGGTTTTACTACTTTATTCGCAGCAGACACGAATGTACCTAAAGTTGGCTCAAGTGCTACTTCTATTACATCTGCAAACGTAATTGAAGAATTAGGTAAGCTAGTAGATGACATTCCTAGTTCAGTTAAGTACAAAGATGATTTACACCTTTACGTATCTAACCACATTTTTGGACAATATGTACGTGCATTAGGTGGATTTGCTGCTGCTGGTGTAGGAGCTGCCGGTGTAAATGATGCTGGTACAAATCAAGATTTAGGTCAATCTTTATTATTTGACGGAATCAAAATATTCAGAGCACCTGGTCTAGCTAATAATGATATGGTAGCTGCTGAAAAGTCTAACTTATTCTTTGGAACTGGTTTATTATCAGACAAAAATGAGGTAAGAGTTTTAGATATGGCAGAGCTTGACGGAAGTCAAAATGTTAGAGTAATTATGCGTTTTACTTACGGAATCCAGTATGGAATCCCTAGTGATATCGTATATTACACTATCTAATAAATTTAATAATCCATAGGGAGGCTTGTTAATTCAGGCCTCTCAATTTAAAAAAACACATATGAGTTGTACTTTAAATACCGGTCGTATTGAGCCTTGTAAAGACTCCGTAGGTGGACTAAAGAATGTCTACTTTATAGACTATGGCACCTTAGGTGTTGTAGGTTACGATACAACCAATACAGACACAATAGATGATTTTGGAGGAGCACCCACGGCTTACAAGTATGAGCTAAAGGGTACTAACTCTTTTGAGCAAACCATCACGGCAAGTCGTGAAAATGGGACTACTTTCTATGAGCAAGCTCTGAATCTTACTTTTAAGAAGTTAGACAAAGCTACTCACAATGAGATTGCACTTTTAGTAGTTGCAAGACCTCACGTTATAGTAGAAGATAACAACGGAAATCTGTTCACTATGGGTCTTGACCACGGAGCAGATGTAAATGGAGGAACAATAGTTACTGGAGCAGCAATGGGAGATTTAAGTGGATATACACTTACTTTAGCAGCACAAGAAACTAAGCCGGCTAATTTTTTAGCAAGTGATCTTTCAGCAGCTGGGGTTACAGTTTCAACCACACAAATCAATCCGTAAGCATAAGATTTTACTTAGTTTTAATGTTAATAATCAGAGGTTAGACCACGAGTTTAGCCTCTTTTTTTTGTCATTTTTTAAAAAACATAGCACGCCTGGAGAAGCATTTTAAACTACTTTTAAGCAATTTTACCACCATTTCTAATATAGGTGTTATAAAAATTGAGAAAGTAAAAAATCCACTGGCGATGAGGCCTAGAGAGTCCATTTTATTTTTTTTCAGTTTATCGCAAAAACACTTAATTTGAGCGTTATATGGATATGAAAAAAGTATTACCGACCGGAACAACAATCATAAAAATTATTCCACGTAAGTATGCAACAAATGTCACTTTTAAATTAAGAGACAGACTTACAAATATTACTGATACAATTTCAAGTGTTACAACATTAGTTGATGAAAATTTTTTAAGAGTTGAGTTTGAAGCTAGTGCCGGTTTTTTAGTAGACGGACATCAATATGACTTTTGGCTTTTAGACGATGATAATGAAAATGCAGTCATTTACAGAGATGCAATTTTATGTTCTAATCAATCCATAGACCAAGATGAAAATGAAGTTTATAATATAAATAAAGATGTTTACGTTACACATAGTACTGGAGATAACGATTACATAGTAATAGATTAGATATGAGTAAAATAAGAGTAGTAAACCTCAGCACATACACAAGTCCTGAAATTTCAGTTAAAAAGAATAAGGAGTGGGTAACATATGGGGAAAAGAATAGTTACTTTCAATACCTGATTGATAGATATACCGGAAGTCCTACCAATAACGCAGTTATAAAGGGGTTTTCTCAGTTGATCTATGGAAAAGGATTAGATGCAACAGATAGCTCACGTAAGCCGTCTGAGTACGCTTCTATGATGAACATATTTAGAAAAGATTGTGTGCGTAAGCTGGTCAATGACTTAAAGCTGATGGGACAATGTGCAATACAAGTCATATATTCTAAAGACAGAAAGACAATCGCTCAAGTAGAGCATATGCCTATCGAAACTTTAGCTATGGAAAAGTGCAACGAAGACGGAGAGATAGAGGGTTTTTACTATTCATCTGACTGGTCAAGCCTTAAACCTAACGAAATACCTAAGCGTATACCGGCCTTTGGAACAAGTAAAGAGCCTATCGAGATATTATACGTTAGACCCTATGTAGCTGGATTCTATTATTTCAGTCCAGTAGACTATCAGGGTGGATTACAATATGCTCAGTTAGAAGAAGAGGTATCTAATTACCATATAAACAACATTCAGCAAGGACTTAATCCATCAATGATATTGAATTTCAACAATGGAGTTCCAAATGAAGAAGAAAGAGATTTAATTGAAAGTCGTATTACAGAAAAATTTGCTGGCAGTTCTAATGCTGGTAGATTTATCCTGGCCTTTAATGAGAATGCAGAAACGGCTGCAACCATAGAGCCGGTGCCTTTATCAGATGCACATAATCAATACCAGTTCCTTTCAGATGAGAGTATGCGTAAGATTATGGTAGCTCACGGAGTAGTAAGTCCAATGCTGCTAGGTATAAAAGACCAGTCAGGCCTGGGTAATAACGCTGATGAGCTTCAAACGGCTTCTACGCTGATGGATAACACGGTTATAAGACCATTCCAGGAGTTGTTAATAGACGCTTTTGACAAAATATTAGCTTTTAATAACATTACTCTTAACTTATATTTTAAAACTTTGCAGCCTTTAGAGTTCCAAGACTTGTCTAATGTGACAGACTCTGAGACAAGAGAGGAAGAAACTGGAGTTAAAATGAGCCTTTCTAATGATAGCTATCAAGAAATAGTAAAACTCCAAGAGAGCGTAGCTGAGGAGTTGATAAAATTAGGAGAAGATGCCGATATTGAGGGATATGACCTGGTTGATGAACGTCAAGTAGACTATGATTCAGAAGACTCTTTAGACGCTATGCTTAGTTTAGCTTCTACCGGTGTTGCAAGGCCTAAGGCTAAATCAAGTGAGGACGGAACAAGTAAACAAGACAGTCAAGCTGGTGTTTTATTCAAAGTAAGATATAGATATGCTCATCCTATAAAATCTCCAGGTAAAAGTAGAGAATTTTGCGATAAGATGGAAGCAGCCAATAAGGTATATCGTAAGGAAGATATACAGATGATGAGTAAGAAAGCAGTTAATCCTGGCTTCGGAGAAAATGGCAAAGATAAATATGATATTTGGCTTTATAAAGGAGGACCAAGATGCCATCACGCCTGGTATCGTAGAACGTATATGCTTAAGGACGGAAAGCAAACTGAGATTACAACTAAGCAAGCACGTAGCAAAGGGTTTAAGCCGGTGCCTAATGAGTATGAAGTACCTACGCCACCAAACAATATGAAGAATAAAGGCTTTTCTCCAAATAATCCTAACATACCTAAAGACGCAAGATAATGGCTAAAGCAATATTTATTACAAATAAAGACCTGGTAAGAAATACTATTGTAGACGGAAACGTAGACATAAATAAGTTTATACAATTTATCAGTTTAGCTCAAGATATTCACATACAGAATTACCTAGGTAGCGACTTGTATAATAAGATTTCAGACTTGATTATAGCTGGGACTCTTAATTCCACAGACAATCCTGATTATACGATCTTAGTTGATGAGTACATTAAGCCTATGTTGATTCATTTCGCTATGGTAGATTACATACCATTCGCATCGTATCAGATAGCTAACGGAGGCGTGTTTAAACATAGTTCTGAGAATAGTGAGACTGCGACTAAAGAAGAGGTAGATTATCTTATAGACAGACATCGCAGCTTTGCAGAGTTTTACACTAGACGATTTATTGATTTTATGGTTTACAATCAGAACAAATATCCTGAATACAATACTAATTCAGAAGACGATATGTACCCTGATAGAGATGCTAATTTTAGTGGCTGGGTGTTATGATAAGAAAGAGCAAACCAAAAAACAAAAATATAGAGCTTTTATCAAAGTTTCTTAAAAAATTAAAAAAGACTAAAAAATGAATTTAGCAGATATAAAATTATATGCAATTAATGGGAGTAGTTTAATGTTGAGTTTTACAAATATAGATGCTATACTAAAAATAATACTTTTGAGTATTTCAATAGGTTATACATTACAAAGATGGTACTTAATTAATAAAGACAGATAATTATGGCAAACGAAATATACGATAGTACTTGGTGGGGTAACACTATACAAACTGCGTCTTCAATAGGAACGTCTACTGAAATGATACAAGG